ATCGGTCTCTATGTTTATGTGTTGTGCCATATTTTGTAAATCAGCCATAAAATAACCAGTACGACGAACACCCAAAACATTGGAGGTGTGTTGGGCTGTTCGGCGTCTTTCATGCGGGTTTCAATGGTGTGTCATCGCGGAGAAGTACGTCCGTCAATGTGTGTTCAGTCGCTCGTTGCTCCTTGAATGTCTGAAGCAACTTTATCAATGTGTCCAGATGTTTGTTGTCGATCTGAATTTGTGCCGTGGGATTTCCGATGTTAATCGCAAACACGCCGGGATAGTTATTTATAGAAATATCCCCGTCGGAGACACAGACGCTTTTTGTGACAATGATTTTCATTAGTGTTTAAGTGTTGCAATATATCCGGAACCATACCAATACTCATTATAGAGTTGGTGATAAAGTTCGTTGAGTTTTACTTTGTTAACATCACGTGGAAGAGGTGTTGGTTTGCCTTCGGCAATAAGTTTTTTCTGGCGATTATACTCCGCATCCAGCTTTGCTTCCATTTCGTCCTTAAACTGCATGACCTTTTCAAATGACCACGATCCATTTTTGATGGCAAGTAATTCTTCTGCGTCAGGACGCTTCACGATGACTTTGCCTTCTGTGATTATTTCGTACCCCATACGCATAAGTCGGACCAAGTGGCTGGCATGTTTGGTATCGTAACCACTTTTCTCTTCCAATTCACGTCGGGCTGGGTTGCGTTCTTTCTTCCATGAAATCCAAGAATCATATACCTGCTTAGCTTTGGCGTAAGCACGTTCACAATAAATATAGTGAACTAATTCATCTTTGAGGTTGAACTCTTTGGCCATTTTATGAATAACGGCGTCGGAATATATGTCGGGCCAATTAGCTACCGAGATTTCATTCTCCGTTATATTACTCATTAATTCCCATATAGTATCCTTGAGTTCTGATCGATCCATTTCTTCCAATGGAAATTGATTAAGATTCCACTTTTCGACAGTAGACTTAATATGACCAAGAACTTCGGATAATCCCGGTTCTGGAATCAATGGGAGTCCGAAGTCTTCTCGCTTGGGTGGCTGGACCTCACCGAGAACAATCCACTCCCGGTGCCGTTCGATTTTCTTCGCCTGAGCACATGCATACCCCGCAAATGTGTAACGTGCCTTGTTAGACACGAACATCATGCGATTGGCCAGTAGGTTTTCCATGATCGGATGCATAATAAAATGATGTTCCGGGAGCGTAAACAGCAATTCGATTACATTCGGATTAACTTCTGCTGCAAGGAGAAAAAATTTACGAAGGGAATAAATCTCACTCTCTAATTTGGGATTTCTTGGATTTTTTAAATAACTGAGTTTATTCTCAAGCCACAAAGAATTTTGAGCTTGGTCAAACCGATGATAGAGATGATTTTCGACATATGGCGGCGGTATGCAAATTCCCTTTAAATCCACATCAGAAAAATCATTCTGGAGACCATATGCTTGTGAACCATGAAGGGTCACATAGATGGTATTTGTTTCTAAAAATTCATTCATACTGAATCGTATCACGTTTCATTTATATTGTCAAGGAAATCATAAAACATCTTTTAACATATCAAATTTCCGTTGATGCATTGCATGGATGTTTTTTTGCCAGCGGCAAAGATTTCTGTGCAACTCATCCAACCGAATCGAGTCGTCCATTTCAGCCGAGAAAATGTCATTGCACCGGTTAAAGTCTCGGTTGGCCTGATGAAAAGCGATTTTGGAATTTGTATATTGTGTTCGAATGAAAGAACAATATGCACACCGACATGCACCAATATGACTTTCATGAGTATGCCGACGGCGTAATAATTCCAAGAGCTGGTCGACTGTATCTCCTAATCGAATATCAGCTTCAACTCGGATTTTATTTCTAATGGCAGTGGCGTTTACTGAAAACATTTGGTATGATAAAAGGTGGTTCCGTAACGGCTCGGACCGTATTCATCCATCCGCCACAATTCCTTCGTTCGCAATTTCATAAATTCATCGAGTATCACTTCGTCTTTTTCTTTTTGCGATGGAACTTCCAACTCTGCCCAATCAATAAATTGTTGGGCGGCTTGTTCCAGTAATTTAGATAATGATATTTTCCCCGCCATATCCAAATCCGCGAGGAATCCCGTCTGCTCCCATTTCCAAACCAAATGGTTGGATTCCGAGAGAAATGGGGGGTCATCTAAAATATAAAGCAGATGCTCGACGACATCACTCAATCGAGCATCCGCCTCAATTTGGACCCGATTAAGCAGTTGCTTCGGGGTCATTGGTCTTGGCCGTTTCGGAGTTATTACCGCCCTTAATCAATTCATACAGTTTGCCCCATTCGCCCTTTTCGACGGCATTGGAAACCGCATTGTCGATTTTGGTTAGCTTTTCGTCCAGCTTCTTTTTGATCTCGAACGCTTTGGCTGAGAAAGTCTCGACCTTGGTTCCATCCGCATTGATCGAAACTTGATCGGGTTTTGATGCTTTGCGTTGATCACGAACGGTGTCCTCGGACAGTTTGATAACTGCGGCGAGGGCTTCGGCACGTTTAGTAATTTCGAGTTGGACAAGTTTTTCGACCACAGTATCCACTATTTTTGTGGAACCGAGTTTAGCTACTTGTTCAGCAACGGCAACGTTAATGGTTTTTGGTGTTGTTTTGATATCGCTCATATTTATGTTTGTTTGTTTGTTTGTTTGTTTGTGGTTATATTCTAAATCGAGTGACGATGTTATCATCCGCGAATTTGGAAAAATTTTATTTATCACTTTGATAAATCTTCAAATGGCTTTGGACATAGTAAATCTACAAATCGCGTTAACGACTTATAAACTTTATCCTCCGGTGTAAATTCGTATCGTTTGGTTGCTACCGTATCTATCCATTGCCGAAGATCAGTTCCGAACTCCTCTGAGCGGGACTTCCAATCTGCGGCCATCTCGGCCAGATATACGTCGGGCATTTCCTTAATCCCCTTTGACCATGCGTCGGGGTGATGCTTATTGATGGAATTATGATGATGAATGGCCAGCTTCATTTTGAGTTTAGCACCATCTTCAACCGGATTTCCAGATGAGAGATACTCCCATTCAATGCCCTTGAATTTTGATGCGTCATGCACCATTCCATTAGCAACTAAACTACGGGCTAAATCTATTTCACCCGCTTCGAGTAACTTTTCCGCTATCAACACGCAATTATCCTCGACATTCCGAATATGCCGGGCAATGGCCCGGATTTTCTCCATGGTCAGGGCAGCTTCTCGTTTAATGCGATCATTTCTCTTCATATATCATCACAATATCAATTGTGATGCTCGAAGTCAAGCCTAATTTCGAATAAGGTTCCACTCGACAGAATTAAACGCCGATAAATTCGTTCCGCCCGCGTAACTTGTTCCTGATTTAATACTATCCTCAATTAAATCGCACATTTGATTTATGGTAAGACCGTTCGTTACAAGTTGAACATTTGTACCTTCAATATGATTTCTATTTCCCTTTGCCGCAACCGAAGCATTTCCAAAATATCCATTGACTACTGATTGTGAATCTATACATTTGCTAAATGCTGCTCCGGTCATTACAAAATTACTTCCTAATACTAAAGCTTTGTTTATGTCTCCGATCCATACCTCTCCGTTATTATCAACCGTTAATCCGCCATCACTCATAATATCTATTTCTTTAGCGACGTTAACACATTCGATTAAATCTGACACGGTTGTTGACCCGAATCCAGTATATTGTCTGGTTCGGCATGATTTGGAGACGCCAATACCAATTTTAGCACAATTAACCCCCAATCCTTCTAGCCAAGTTATCCATTCTGGTATGCATCCATTTCCAACAATAAGATAGGCGTTCGGATAATATTTTTTAATGGCATTTATAGTTGGGATGATATTATCATTATATGACAATGCTACATCTATTGTAATATAATCAATTCTCCACTCATTGGTTGCCCATTGTTGTAATGCTTGAATCCATTCATTCCCAATTCCAATAGATATAGAAATAGTGTTCCATTTCATTTTTGAATCAGTTTCGAGATTCCAACATGTCTGAGCATGGTCAATAAATGACTCGACATCTTTTATACCATCAATTCTATGATAAACATAAAACCAATTTCTATCATCAAATACTTTGCAAATATTTGGAGTCAGAATGGATTTCATATTGCTGCAACATACTGGAGCGTCAAATGTTTTGGGTCCAAGTTTGGAGGTAATATTACACTCCGACCTCGAAAAAACCACTGATTTTTTGTGACGAAGAATAATGTCTTGATAATTCAATAGAAATTGTTGCATAATACTTGAGAAGTATAGCAACACCATGGGAGGAGAATCAACTTATTTTAATATTTTTCGCGATGCGAACTGACTAATGACTTCCTCGTAGATTCTGTTATCAAGATAGGGGTCATTAATTTCTTTTCCACAGTGATCGCACTCTGAACATGAAATATAATCAGCGGGGGATTCGATTTCAAGAAGAATTTTAGTTACCCCTGAGCAATGTGGGCATTTCCAATTGATAGATGTAGATTGAGGCAATGACTGTTCATTAACGGGTTGCATTTTACGTTGATTCAAGGCTTCCCTTGCGACAAATTCAATACAATGAGCAACTTTTTCTTCGGATGATACGTTGGCCTTGGCTAATAATTGTGTTACTCGGGATTCAAATTCAGGTTTTCCCAAATATTGGACTGCCCATTTAATGATTGATATTGTCGGAATATAATCCTTTGCATCAGTATTTTTACTGGCATAAGGCTTTCCAGTGGGGTCCGACAATTCTGGTGTCGGTTCCGATTCTTCGAGATTCCGCATTTTATTATTCCATATGGGATATGGATTTTCTTGGGGGGAATTTGGACCTGCGTTTGAGAGGGGATCAAATCCCTCCGTTAAATTTTCCGTAAGAACTTCTATGAGACATTCTTTGATGAAGTCCGACGCCTTCGACGTCTGAGCTTCGTGTTGGGCGTGAGGATTTTCGGTTGAATGACGTGGTGAAGATGCCCTTATATTTGCAAATCCTTCCGGAAGATGATAATGTTCTCCTTCCTTACCATAGGATTGTTCAATGTCTTCCTGCCCCCGTGCTTTCATTTTAGCGGCACAGGCTCCACAAATTCCTTGCCCCTTGTCCTGATTCCACCATTGCTTACCCTTGGCATTTCCGCCACAAATAGTGCATCGGAGCTTTGCTTCGTCTAAACCACAACCACATCCGGGGCCATGTGGTATTAATCCCTGAGCACGGCGGTTTTCTTCACGGTCAATGATTCCGTTATGGCATCCGGGAAAATCACATGGAACTATTTGTGTATGACTCCCACCCCGCCCCGTTTTATCGGGAAACGACATATGATAATATCCCGCACCTTTACATTTCTGACAAGTCGTCTCCCCAGTGACTTCGACAATACAGTGCTTTATAAATGATTTCGTATTCATACCTTATCCAATTTCAGATAGAATATTACGAATAATGTCATCGGTACGTTCCCACCGGTTAGTAACCGGATTTTTAACGATTCCCTCGGCCAATGGAATTGGACCCGTAGGTGCCATAAATGCTCCTTGGGTGGAAGGATTTGACACAAAGTCAAATGCGATTAGTTCAAAATCATCGCCAACAACCGCAGAATTTTCGGAAATTTTCTTAAGACTTCCAAGCCCCCGGCTAGAGATACCCAATTTAATTCCATTGCGGAAAAGTTCCCGAAGAATGTTTCCGTTGGGGGTGGTCAATACTTCCACCGTGCCGACGAGATCATCACCTTCCCAGTGCATTTCCCGAATATTGTGTGATACATTTTTTAGATTAACCACCGATGACTCAGGATGATCCAATTCTCCCATGGCACGCCGGTCTCTGATAAATGTCTCAGCATACTTATTGGCCTCACGCATAAGAACTTCGTCAGGATAAATACGTCCATTTTGATTCTTCTTGCCTTTGCGTTGCAAAATACCTCGTACTGTAAATGGCTGATTTGGATGCTCGGAAGACTCTTTAAGTACACGTTGGTCTGCTTCAAATGTGATGCATTCCACTAAGAGCTTTTTATCGATATTCATACTTTTGAAATTACTTTCTTGATGCGAAGGTTCCACTCCCCCCGTTGTTTATCGGCGGTAAGTTTAACCAATTCATATTTGGTTTGTGACGTTCCTTGTTTTTCTCCAATAACGGGGGTCATACCTGCCTTTTCAAGCAGTTTGCGAACGGTTGTTTCATTAACCTTTGGTTTAATTGTATTTCCCGGGAGTCGTAAATCATACATGGATACCGTAGTCCGATCATCTAATTCTTTTTTCCAGCCGAGACCCTTGACAAATTCACGCATAGCCGTGGGTTTTAGGAGAATGCCCGGCAACCATGTTTTTAGGTCTTCGGAAATTTCATCCACTCCATAAGCATCATACATTCCATCTTTAGTATTTTCATCCATGGAAGTCTCTTGGGGAGTTTTTCCGGCGGGTGCTAATGCCATCTGTTGGGATTGGGCGGCATCAGGATTCTGTCCCGGTTGAATTGTGGTTGGACCCGGCTTATTCTGTTTTTGAAATCGTGGGTCTCCTCCTTTTTGAGGTGTAGCCTGTCCAGTCGCAGGTCCTATAATTTGAACCTTAAATCCGGTTTTTAGAAAATATTCTTTGGGCTTTGGACTAGTATTATCATATGCTACTACCACAAAATTATCGTAATAATCATCGAGGTTTATTTTCGTAACATCGAATTCATATGTTTTAACATATTGCTTGTATCCTCTGGACGCACTTGCACGAATACGTTTTCCTACGAGTTTATCTGTAATAGCCTTTTCATATTGAGCTTTTATTTGTTGATCTGCTCCATCAATCATTCGACGAAAAGACGAAAAATCCTTACCGATGTCATAATACTGACCTTCAGCTCCATAAGATTCTACCATCCGTAATAGCTTAATCATATATCATCGTTCATTTCAGTCCGAATCAAGATTATCATCACTCCACTGAGCATGACAATCAGGACATTCTGCGGACCACGAATAAAACCGACCACGTTTTTCTCGTTGTGTATAAAATCCATTGCTTCGATGACACTCTGGGCATTCAAGCCCTTCAGACGTCGGCGGCAATTGAGAGTCATATTGGCGTTGTGCTCGGCTAAAACTCGCGTCTGAAGCACCTTCTTGAAGTGGTCCCAATTTTAATTTCTTATGCTCAGGGGTATCGTCATTTAAAAATTTACAAGTGGGGCACCGGGTACTACTTTCTGGCATTAATGACCCACATTGCTGACATTTTTTAGTAGGCATAATTCCTTCATCGAGTTTATCCCCAGCACGCTTCATTTCGGCTTTACCCTGTGGTGTTAATGTATATCCGAGCACTTCGATATGTTTTTTACATTTCTCTAAATCATCACCTGAAAATGCTCCGGGAATATTATATCCGGGCGTCCCGGCTGAAGACCCGCCCCCTCCACTGGTGGTTGTCATTTCTTTGAGTGAATGATGAGGATCAACTTTTTTTATTGATTGATTCTTCTCTTGAAGCTCGGAAAATGGATATGTGTCCTTTCCAACTAATAGTTCTAATCGTCCGGGAGTTGTAGTAACGCTTAGAATGGCAGGTTGCCCATTCAATGTACCGACGGTGCAGCAATATCGGTCTCCTCTGGTTTTAAAATGCCATACCCCATGAATATCCGAATCATACCCAAAAACATCCCAGTGAAAACTCGCTATTTTTGAAGCGGTCTCAAAATCTAATCCACCACCCAAATGAACTTCCCCCCGATTGACAAACCGTTTGGTTGACTGAGTGGAGTCATCATTTTCCGTAAAATAAGATGGTTGTTGGACTCCATGTCTAATCGCTCCCGAGTTTGCATTATCAACCTGTATTTTCAGTTGATTAAATGTATTCCACGCATCTTTTATACTATCCGTAAAATATGACTTATCTTCGTTTAGAGTTCCCTCTTCATACCACAATACAATATATTCATTGGTCGAAGGCTTTCTTGCTATTCGAATATAATTTCTGGCAGATTTGAAATCCGTCGGATATACGAATTTTGGATTAATCGATTCTGTTATTGTATTTTCTTTTAATGTAACAGTCCATCGTTTTTTTTCCAACTTATTTTTAGCAGTATCAATCTCACGAACGATTGATTGAACAATATGTTCAATGAGAAGACGTATATCGGATTTATGCTGTTTATTCGACATGAGATTTACTTTCTACTGAGCTGATTACGAACTTCTTTGAGTAGTTCATAAGACAGCATCAATACCATAACATGATTATCTTTGACTATTTTACCGGGATTGATCTTGTCGAGTTGATTAACGACCTCATGAATTTTAATCTTCATGACATCAGAATCTTTGATTGTCTCAATCGCTTCATTTAAAGATTTCTTAATCTGAGCAACTTTTTTCTTGACAAAGACGTCAAAGTTATTCGTGTTAGCAACATTACAGATATATTCGCGTAAAACATCTCGTTGATCATCATCGAGGATACTTGAGTATTTTTCGTTGAATTTCTCGCATAGAAGTTTGTAAGTAAGGAGGCGTATATCTTCGGTTTGAGATTTATAATAGTTGATGAGTTCATCTTCGGAATGTGCCACTTTCGGACGATCAACGATATGTTCTACTATGCAGTTTTTTGCTTGATATACTTCTTTGACCCCAAACTTACAATCTGAAGCTGCCACATCTTCGAAAACTTTATATATGGACGCTAATACACGATAATTTCGAACGGGTGCTTTAAGCATTTCTTCGATGGGATATGCATCCTTAATTTCCTTGATTAGATCATACTTGAGCAGTGATAATTTACGATTATTCAGCTTTTTGCGAGCTTCCAAAATAACCGAAAAAAATCGCTCGGCGTGCGGCTCATCTTTGATTTTCTCATTTAATAGAGTGCTATACAGTTGTCGTTCTCGCCCGAGTTCACTCGTTTCTCGAAAATACTTGTGAAGCAAGTCTTTTGCAGCGGAAGTATCTTTCCCGGATATAATATCAGCAGTCACCTGCTTAGTTAGCAACTCGAACAAGATGCCGGTATTACGGAATTTAGAATGACGCATTCGTTTTTGCATTGTATTTGACATTTCTATTCAACTATTATAAATATAGACAATCGCACTGAAACTGTCGAGATTGTATAGAGATACGTATGGATTATAAAATACCAGATTCATCTAACATGGACTTGCTTCCCGTGCTTTGATTTTCACGCAAAAGTTCCTTTTTAGTCTCGGATTGTGTTTTTTTAAGAAAATCTGATAAACTACCAATTAATCCCTTATCCGCGACAGGAGTTTGATGTTCTCCTATTCGCAATGGTGATCCACCCTCATAATTATGACTTAATGCACTCTTGACTTTGCCTTCACTCTTCTTTTTTTCGGTAGCAGATCGTTCGAGGGCACCCAGCGGGTCTTCGGTAATATTCGGAGCCTTCTTCTCCCCCGTCTGATCACGGTCACTTCGATCACGGTTGTCCACGCGACCCCCCCGGTCCCGATCATCTACAACTTCTTTTAGTTTTTTAAGATCAGGTTTATCTTTATCGTCTCCTCCATTGTCTCCTCCATCATCTTCTTTATCTTTACCATCTTTGCCATCTTTATCTTCCTTATCCCCCCCCATATCATCTAAATCGTCAAGATCGGGCAACCCGCCGCCCCCACCGCCACCACCATGACCGCCGCCTCCCCCCATATCGCCGAAATCTCCGCCACCCTCATCATTGTCTTCCTTACCCCCCATTTTTTTAAACGGTTTGGCCGGATCATCACCATCCTCTTCGATCATATTCAAGCGATACTTCTGTTTCGTATCTTCAACGACTTCTTCTTTGATAGCTTTGATGTCATCTTCGGACATGTTGAATATGTTTTTATAAACCCAATTGAAAGAGAAAAACTTATTCTCGATCATATCAATGGCTACACCCATCTTATTCTGCCAAATTTCTATTTTCTCTTTCTCAAAAATAGTTGATGGGTTAGTAAGTTCAATTTCAAAATCCACTAATGACTCATCACGATACCCCTGAGCATACAAGTGAACAATAGCAATTTTACTGAGTTCTGACGAAATAATACGCTGTAAACGTTGAATTGTGCGGGCAAAACGAACATCTTCGGACGCAAGGGTTGCTTTACCTGAAATGCCTTCATCATATCCAAGAAATGCCTTTGGAATTTTAAGAGCCGCCATCATCTTAGTCTTGATATATTCAAGATCGTCAATACCAGTCCATTCCATACCTGCTAAAGTATCAATTTTTGTTCCACTATCTCCTCCACGAACCGGAATGTAGTAATCTTCAATCATGTTTTGCAAATTAAAGCGAAGGTTATATTCGCCCGTTTGCTCGTCCATGTATGGGACCTTTTTCATTTTGTCCATCATTTTCTGCATGTATGCATCCACTTCATTGGGTGGAATGTTTCCAATATCGGTGTAGAAAATACGACGTTCAGGAGCACGCATGATACGACTGATAAGCATAGCATCTTCCATGAGTGACAATTGTTTCCAAACACGACGCCCGCCCTCAATCATGGATTTACCATAAGGAAGGAAATTGGAATCAGAAATAAGTCGAAAGTGTGCTACTTCGTAATTCTCCAGAATTTCTGCCTGAGTTGTATCTGTAGGACGAAGTTGAAATTTGACGTAACGTTTGTTTGATGGGTCAGAGTTCTCAATTCGCTCCACATTATAAGCAGAAATTGGTTCTACCATGTAAATCCCATATTCTGGTGTCACATAAAGTTTGAGATAAAAATCTCCATATTTGGTCATATTACGAACCCATGACCATAAATTAAATCGAACATTCAGGACTTCATCGAAAAGATTCTCCAGAATCTTTTTAACATTGTTGTTATTTGAGTGGACCGTAATCATCTTACCCACTTCGTTATAGGTTAAACATTCATCCGCATAAATGTCCAATGCAGAAGAAAGAATGGGGTCCATATCCATTGTATCATAATCGCGAAAGAGGTCCATACGGGCCGCTTGATATGATAATGCAAAATCCCGGGTATATGCATTATAAGCAGATGACCGAATACGGTTGAAACGGTCCTTGAGACTGTTCCTATCCGTAGCATACATAATGCTATCGGTATCTTTTATTTTGAGCTGCTTACCCCCAACGTTACGAACGATAACGTCGGTCGAAAACAATCGTTTTAATCTCGCATATAGCGATTGTTTTTTAACGTCAAGCATTTCGTCATCGAATGGCTTATTGGATTGGGGGTTTTGGTTGGGGGAGGGCATAATATTTCTTTTTATTTTAGTGTGTATGTATAAAGATCATCAATGATCTTTTATATAAATATGTTCTTAACTCTTGTAAGTATCATCTTAAGAAATCAACCATCTCAAATCCTCTTGATTATTCTTCCCAAATCCTTGTCTTCCGGTATTCATCTTCCATGAATTGAATCCCGTTTGCTGCTGAGTTGCTTTATAAACGGGGGTTTTATCCTTTTGGGTGGAAGTTATGCCACTTACGGCTAATCTGGTTAATTCTGTGCCTTCCTGACGAAGTCGGAGTGCAGTATCACGAACCCAGAGAGCAATACAGAGTGACATGACTAAATCGTCATTATATCCTTCCATTGCTATAGGTTTACCATTCTTCCATATGAATGTTTCCAGCTCTGCTAATGTTCGTTTAGAGCGGATTTCAATCGCCATTTGACGCATGTAATGTTCCATGCCATCAATGATCATTGGTCGGGTTTTCATATTCGTACTGAATCCGGGGACCATCTTTTTATCTTCGGATGCCCAATTATTAGTAATTTGTCGGCGTACTTCGACATATCTTAAGTCAGCAGAACTATAAAAAATATTTGGATATTCTCGGTCGATGACCTCTTGAATGGTCCCCCATCCAACGTTTTCCCGTTCGATGATGAGTAAACAACTATTGTATTCTGTAGCTAATGCTACAAGAAAATCTCCGAAATCTTTGGTACTTATTTTCCCTTTGTATTCGGCAACTTGAACTGGTTTTTCGTTGCTTATATCTAAAACATGACATGCAGAGTAATCCTGCCCATCACCCCGGGCTACGTCTGCTGCAACGACGTAAATATGAGTTCGATCCGGATATTCCCAAATCCACAGATTTTTGTCTATCCCCCGGCACTCCAACGGGTCTGTCGCCTTATTTTTCTTGTAAAATTCGATGATGTTAAGATCGACCACGTTATCACCAGATGCAAGAAAGTTACAATCATATTCCTGTGATGCTTTCTTAGGATTACCTTGCTTTTCTCCTTCAATACGACGCCATTCGTCATCCCGTTCAGGATGTAATTGCCATGGAAGAGTAATGGCATGAAATCCGTTTTTTCCGACCGTATTGTTCACATTATCGGCTTCAGCACCTTGCCACATTTTATGAAACCAATTACCAACACCACGGGGAGTTGAAAGAACAATGGCATTACCACCGGTTGAGAGCGTTGGTTGAGCGGAAGTCCACAATTCCTCAGCTTCATCAATCAGAGCTGCTTCGTCAATAATTAGGAGCGAAAGAGCTTGACCAACCCCTGATTTCTTTGTTGTAGATGCGGCTTTAATGACTGAACCATTAGTAAATTGCATTGATAGTCGATTATCTAATATGCATTTTACATCTTTTTTTAGCCATGTTGGCAATTCGGTATATGCATCTCGTACCTTCGTTACAATGTCTTTAGCGTCGTCTTGTTTCAGTGAAATTAGGAGAACCGTTTTGTCCTTATGAAATATCATTAGCCATAACGAATAAGCTGCTACGAGGGTCGAAATTCCCATCTGCCGGGATTTGAGGATGATGTTGAACTTATAATCATGAAATGATTGTAAAGTTTTTTCTTGGAAGGGAAATAAATTAAACAGGATTGTTCCACGCATTGGATGCTTGATTTTAACATAATGTTTCATGAAGTACACGGGTGACTCCAAGCACTTTTTATATTCCCCTAAGATTAAATCGTGGTATGAGATTTGTCCGTTTGGCATAAGATTTCTAATCCATATTTGGTTGCCGCAGTAACATATTTTTCTTTTTCTTCATCCCGAATTTTAGTCAGGGCATCAATACGACGATCCGCATTTTTCAAGTCCGTTTTGGCATTTTCAAGAATTTGTTCGACATTAGTCGTTTTCCAGCGTTCCATGAATCCTTCAGAATTGCAGAGCATTTTAACATCGGTATCATTTGAATTGAAGTATTTAATAGTTTCTTGAATTTTAGCCTTTAAATCCAGTATCGCACCAAGTTCATTCGATGCTAGTTTATATGTCTCGTAATCCTGATAAATTCCCAATATCCGCAATTTAGTCTCATAGTTAATAAGACACTCTTCACACATTCCCGTTCGTGACAAAAATTTCCGGTCATATTTACCTGCCCATTTATATGATGCTCCACATTTGTTACAATTCATCATTTCCCCAATAGCTTCGCGAATAATATCCCCTTGGGTTTTTGTAAGACAAATGGTTTTCCCATTTTCCTTTTTATATTGCTTGCCATTTAATGTCCACTCTTCTCCATTTTCTCTGGTTCTCTCCTTTTCGGAAATGTGATTCGATATTGTAATATAAGGACGTTCTCCTGCCAAATATTTCTTGACGACATCTATATTTGACATGCTTGAAAATCTTTTTTTATTCATAACTTAATTCCGTCTTATTTATTGTTCCATTTTTCTATATTATCGCTTTTCCACCGAAGATAAAATTTTTTCAATTCCAAATAACAATCAGGCGGTACTATAGTAGAAAAATATCGCCATCCACGCTTTTCCTTGTGGCGGCGATATTTGGCCTGATATAACTTGTTATCCATACTCTATAACTATATCATAACACAGAAAAAACACAGAAAATCCCCGTATATTTTTACATATATGTCGTCTTATTTCCTGATGGATCAATGTAAATTCGTCGACCATATACGGTTGATGTGTTTCCGCTATATCGAACAGCAAGTGCTCGACCATAGGATGATCCCCCATTAAGTTCTACATTAATATAATCTAAACTTACACTCCCAGTATTGGTTGGAATTAATGATATATTTGATACGTCAGTATAACCCAATGTTCCTCCACTTTGATTCCATGCAACAAAATTAAGCGGAGGATTTAAGAGTCGAAGTCCCGGGACATTAAGATTGCTGGTAATCGTCAATTGAGGAATCGTCGTCGGAAATTCGATGCCGCTTCCGGTTCCAGTCGATTCTATAATCGAAGTTCCAAATAAACTTTCACCGTCAGGATCAAATGCTTGAACTATTGGAGATGTCGTGAATACAAGATTGGAATTGTTATCATACAATTCTGATTTAAATGTCCACGATTCATTTGCACAATTAAGTGGAAATGGGACCTGAATGACTGCTCCACCCGGCGAAAATCCATAGTCTCCATAATTAACGAGTGATAAATTCGCGAGTGTTACATTACATTGATACGGAACAATAATCAAGGTTCCATAATAATCATGCTGAGGATTAAATAGAAATTCTTGGGGTTTCCCAAATGTTTTTGTTCCGACATTATCGGGAATCCTAAGCTCTCCGATGAGAAGTCCATAATTTGGATTGTAATTCGGCTCGTTTGAGATGCCCGGGAGAGAACTCGTTAGATAAAATGCCACCTTGGCGGGGACCGAGGGGTTTTTATTAACCACGACATTCGTTGTTAATGAATAAAGCACCCCCTTCTGTACGCAAATGAAATTTGACGTATAACCAGTACCAGTAACATTTCCATATTCTACTGAATCATATGGATAGTAATTGGAATCATTTGTGGTATTCATCGCCGTTACTTTCGCGATGACATAATTCGTTCCATTGGCTGCGGTATAATCGGGAACGCTTGTAATTGTCATTCCACTCATAAGTGGAACGTCGGTTTGAATTAGTGATAATGCGGGGGATGACGGGAACCAGTAAGTATTGACTTGGGATTGGTCATAAAATGTCCCGATATTGGCATAAGTTTTATTGGCTGTAAGAGCATCCAATAACATTTCTGATGGAGTAATTGGGGTATCGCTAATAAGCTCAAATTCCCCCGGATAAATATTACTTTGAGCATATAATTTTTGGCGGGCGACAAATCCAGAAAATGTACCAAGATTTTTATACACTATATCAGCATAGGATTTTTGTAAAATGATTGAAGATGAATATTCCGATGAGTAAGATTGATATGGTGATGATTCCGTTAGGTTCGTTAAGGTTCCGGTTAAAATTGATGCTGTATAAATCGTCGTACTAATTACATGTGGATTTGGCGAATTAGAAAGTGTATATGAAACCAGCCCAATACTACCAGTATAACTGTTTGTAATATTAAGTACCGTGAAATTGGACGATGTAACTGGAATCGGATTGATAGACGATGATATTGCCGGACGTATCACATATGAAGACCCGGCGTGTCCAAGATTCAATGTCGTGTAATTGACTTGGATTGCATTTCCTACCATTGATGCACTAAAGAATGGTTGATTTGTAACCAATTGAGTGGTGTTATTTGTCGTATTAAAATATCCCGCGAATGGAATATTTTGAAATTGATTAACACGCGAGGTTTGAGTGTAACTTAAAGCAAACGTTCCCGTAAAACTCGGAGAGACGAGACTTGCATCATAAACATTAATGGTATCTACGACGTCACCATCCAATCGAATCTCGGTCGGACTAATTACATCGGATATTTTAAACGACTGAGTGGAGTGGATGTTATTCGATGCATTTGTCGATGGATTATCCGCACGCGTAATATATAGGAGAATGGATTCCCCTATCATTTGCGAATTGAAGCCAGTAATATCTTCTATACTAGATGAAAAGGTCGTCCAATTTACATGATAATTTGATGATTTACTATTAGCAACGTCGGGAACCTTGGACGAATTACCCCCGCCACTGGTCCATGTATATGGATTTAATGAATGTCCTGTGCATGATCCGGTTATAACAACAGAAATACCTAATGTGGCACCAGTAGTAATGTCAATTGTAGGAATTAATACTGGCTCGACTTCTAATGTAGGAGAGTAATAAAATCGAGTCCGGCTAGCATTTTTATATGTGTTATTAATGCTTATATTCCCGGTCCACCGGACAACTTCTCCGCCAGTTGTTGTCCCGACTAAAAAAACTTGCCCCGGACCATTGACCGTTTCTTGAAATACATGAATCGCAACTGTAAAATTAGCAATATCAATTAAATTAGTGTTGGTCGGAGGAGACGTCAAATAGAGAGAGTTTCCAGCCGCATCCAGAACTTCCATTTTGATCTCAGAATTTTCTGCGAGTAAGTGGGAACCATTAAACGAGATAGAATTTTTCCCCGCCGTAAAGACGGGGGTAAATTCAACTATTTGAAAATATGTCGAAAGATGAGCAGTATCCTCAATATCAACTCGAATTGTATCAAGTCCTTGACGAATGCCCGTAGTAGTGTAACTGCTATCCCCGGATTTACGGCTGGATAATAATTGTGTTTGATTTGCCATATGTATAGTGGAGTAATGCTCCGTCTATACATATGGCTGAGGAAAATAATTTCACTCAAATACTACTTTTGCAAGTGTTCCGTCGTGTGTAATTTCAATGGTTTTATCCACAAAGTCTTTTATTGTATCATTATGACTTATAATAAATGTGAAGTCATAATAATTTTTAAGGATTGAGAATAGGGTTGACATTGATGACAGATGCTCTGGGTCGAGTGTCGAAAATCCTTCATCTAATGCGAGGAAATTACATTTCGGAAGATTGGACACATTCGTTAGAGCCACCCGAATAGCCACACTTGCCACAAATCGTTCGTAACCCGATGTTAATTCGATTGGCCATTGTCCATGCTCATATACCACGTTTGGGATGATATTCTTACCATCTGTTTCGAACTGAATGGTATAATCCACGACTTGGCTGAGAATAGCATTGACTTCTTTCTCAATTTCAGGAACCGTATTACAAATAACTTGATAGGGAATGCCATCTCTTCCCACTGCTTGTAAATAATTTTGATATGAATCAAGTTCCGTTTCCATCGCCATAACCTCGGCAATGGTTTTTTGGAGGGTTTCGATGGTTGACCGGAATAATTCTCGTTGACCGGAAATCTCCATCAATGATTGTTGCTGAGATTGAAATTGTACATCGAGTTTAGATAAAGCGATTCTAAAGGCATTGACCTTAGATTGCACCTTGATATTATTTTCAACTGCTACTTCATTACGATGATAAACTTCAATCTGCTGCATAACGGCGTTCGTCCCAGCATCGAGACGTTCAAGCTCATTGATCGCAATGATGATGCTTTTGCTTGCGGTTGCACATTTATCTTTAATCGTTCCTCGTTCAGTCAACAGACGAGTATAAGTCTCGTAGGACTGAGCTACCCAATCATATTTCGATGATTCAATTTGTAAGGCACTCCATGCTGTTAGCATTTGATCGGTTTCCGCTTTATCACCAATCAGTTCGCTTTTAGCTTTAGTGGCATCTTTTACAAATGCATTATTGGTGCAATACTTGCAATCGGGATTATACTCATATTTATCCAGCCGGGCTACTTTATCAAGTTTGCCTTTAATTTCTACTTTTTTAAGGTCAATTTTTTGCTTAAGATCAATAAGCTTATTCTTCAATTCCTCATGGGTTTTGTGAGCCTCGATAAAGTCGGATTTCTCAATTTTCTCAATTTCCGTATTAATTTCGGCGAGATGGGCTTCTTGTTCTGCCATTATATTTTTAGTATCGGCAATAAACTTTCGTTTTGTTATGAGAGTGGCTTCTGCTGTAACCTGCCGAGCTTTCAATGCAGATAGATCGGTTGGGACATTTGTATCCAGTTTAATTATATTCTGACTTTCCACTAGAATTTGTTCATTGACCGCCGCGATTTGTTTGGTCAGATTATTCGATTGATTTTGTGCCTCGACGAACAACGTGTTGGCACGGGCCAACGCGGTTTCGTTTTGTTGAACCTCAAATTGATAATCTGTATCCTTGTGAGTCTTAAGTATGGTTACTAATTCTTTACTTCTATCTCCGGCGGATTCATGCAGTCTGTCAAAAATATTAAGACCAATAAATTGTACCAATAAATCCTTCCGCTCACTATTGCCCATATCAATAAACGAGGTCAGATTCTTGGCATTTTGAAATGATACGGCAGTAATGACGAAGTCTTCATACGTTCCGACATAGTCTCGAATAATGTCATTGGTATCCCTCCGAGCGGTTCCATGTAAATCTTCTTCAACCCCATTCGTTACTTTCCAGAATCGAACATCCACTTTGACATTTCCTGAGCGAGTGGTACTACCTGTACGTTCAATGAAATATCTAACGCCTGAAATTTCAAACTCCAATTTGCATTTGAACGATGTTTTTTGAACGTTGAGAACATGTACTCCCTTATATCCTCTGTCAAATTTATCGAATAAACAAAAAATCAGTGCTGATAAAATACTTGATTTGCCCGATCTGTTAGCCCCAAAGATTCCATATGCTCCATTCATTTGGGTAAAATCAATGACATTTCCTTCCCCATAGGTGAACATATTATCCCATTCAAATCGTATTGGTTTCCATTTCAAATTGCGAGCAAAATCATCCCGTTGAATAAGGAGATTAGTTTCCTTATTGATCTTGAGAATCTCTTTGATTTTAATGGCGGAATCAATATTTAATTTTTTCTTAAGAAACTCGGTCAATAATCGTTCTTGATATTCGACCGTGGTTAAATCCGCCAACACAATGTCCTTACATAACGGGATGATATCTTTCTTATCTCGTTCTTGATCCATACGAACAAAGGCAGTTTCTATTACCTGTGTTTTCATTTTAATGTCGGCAATGACTTTTTTTACCTCGGACACAATGCTCTCATAGCATTGGGCACGAAGACGACACGATTTGGGCAATTTAGAAATATCTGTAGTTAGTTGACCCTTGTGAATTTCAACCGTGAAATATCCAAATTCATTGGGAATTTCATGATGCTGATACGAATAATCAGATAAATCCCATAGAGAATAACCATGCCCGTTTAACTTTTCCCCAAAGTTCTGTTGGATTAAACTCCCACAGAACCGTACACACGGTTTATTTTTGTCATCATCATAGTCCTGTAGAGTTTGAGCTAAATGTATATCTCCCAATAACGCCAAATGATGATTGTCAAATAATGGTAGCATTATCGACGGGTTTTGAATTGAATATCCGGTGTCTAATGCTGATCCATCTACGGCTCCGTGAAATAATGCAATAATGTGGTCATATTGATTGCGATATATAGATGGAATATCTTTTCCAAGAATGTATTTGTCGGGAGAATCAAACACCGACATATTATTAAATAAAATGTTTCCGAATCCATATAATCCGGTTTCTTTAAGATAATAAATATTGGAATGATTCAGAGCACTAACTATTGGGGATAAAGAATCCATTCGACTTTTATTGGAAAGAATTGCATCGTGATTACCAGCTATAAGAATTAATGGCCTGATATTGGCTATATTTACGAATAATTCCGAAATCAATTGAACGCATTCTGGACTTAATTGATTTTTGTTATGACACGTATCCCCGGCTAGAACCACAATAGATGATTTCGGAGAGGATTGAATTTCGACATACAACTTATTAAATATTTCTTTATATTCATCTATTCGCTTATTGAGTCGTATATGTACATCGGATATATGTAATATATGTGTTATTTTTTTAAGATTTGTTTTTAATATATTCATAAATTTTATCGAATACCTTCATTTTATCTAATTTATTTTCTTTTATTCTGATCCGCATAAAAATCTGCGGGACGTTCTCGCCATATTTCTTTATCAGTATTCTTACATATATCGTTCATAATAATTACATTTCCAAGTGGTATCTCAATAAAAAGGTAGAATCCACTTCAACCGCAGACTGAATACATCGCCATGAATTGACGAATCCAATTTCATTGGCGTCTTTTCCTCCACTTAGAGTCACTATGTATGGCACTATCCCAAGCCGAAGTAATCGTTCGCAAATTTTTATAGCATCTGATACTGCATCAGTATCCAAACACACATAACACCGCTCGACGTGATTAGCAATCATGGTTTCATATAACTTTGAGGATGGAAACTTTCCAAATAAAGGAATTGCATTACGGCGAATTGTAATTGCGTTGAATGCCCCTTCAACTAAGATTACAGGTTCATTCCAATTAATAAGGCATTCAAACCCAATGATTGTATTCATGGGGGCATTTGGTTTTTTGTGACGAAATATAGTGCCGTCTTCGTAATATTTTCTTCCCGTAAAAAAATTCAAGTCGCCATGGGCATCGTATGATGGGATAATGATATGTTGTTCATATTCTCCACTCTCACAAAATCCAATATTATATCGGAGAATATCTTCCCGGGTAACACCTCGACGCTTCAAATATGCCAATGCATTTTTATATTCCGGGGTCTTCTTAGGCATACGCATCGGGTGAAACTCCGGCGGTAACCTGACTTCTGTATATTCATCTGTTTGCTGATCCCGGGCTAACTTAATATCGCCCGTCAGTTTAAACATCGCCTCGCGGCTATTTTGGGAAGCATTTAGATTCTTAAGTAAACTCCCGAAGGACCGGCCCCTAAAATTACACCGCCAACAATGGTAGCATCCAATCGTAGGACCACTAACAGATACTTCCAATTTTTGAGTGACTAGATTTTTGTCAGCACAGACGGGGCAGTGATATAAGAGCTGACTGCCACCTTTCCGCAATCGTCCTCGCTGTCCGAGGACATTATCAAGTATCGCAATAATCTCTGACTGAACAATCATTGCACCAATAATATCCTAGTTCAAGTCCACACTCAATTTATTTTAATTAAGGCAATTCATCGTATTTTTCGAAATCATTCTCATCTGTTCCGAAAAAATCCACATATGCATTATAATGATCATGCTCTTCTGGAGTGCATATATGGATAACTTCTCCATAAAGCGTTTTGTCGATCTGTGTGAATGGTGGCTCGGTAAGTAATATTTTTTTCATATGGTGTTTTTATCATTGACCATAATATACTACCTTCCCAGAACAATAGATATGGGGTCTTTACCCCCCCGTCTACTTAAATATTTAATAATTTTCGGGGTCATTATTATAATCATCCAACGTTTCATCCACTCTTGATATTGCAATGGGTAATGAAATTTCTGCCCACTCATTCCTTTGGGATTTTGCAAAATATTTAAGCATCTCTTTTATTTTACGCTCGGCAGTTTTATAGTCGGGATGAAGAATATAATATTCTATCTGATAGGCTCGCTTTGGATCACCGGTTTGGTAAGTTCCCAATCTGGATTTGATATCCTCTGTAATTCCAAATTTCAAAAACCCCGGGTGAGCGGGATTGGAAATTATGTAGATGTATCCTGATTTCATAAACTAAGCGGCTGCAATCACCACGGCATCATACATGTCCTCATTCCTTTTGTCGGGGTTTCCTAATTTATTTTCTTTATCAAATTGATGGACGTATGCGAATTTTTCGTCGATTTGCTGACGAACGAATACTTTACTCTTGACGCCTTTAATTCTAGCTTTACCGAAGACCGTTTTACGAGCCGTCGCGACGTTTAGAAGCTCAACTGGTATTTTGAAGTGCTCTGACATTATATACTCAAATACAGCATTGAACCGTGCAAGTTTTATAATTACTTGTTGACTAGTAAATCCCCCGGCGAATCCGGATAGTGCTGCCTCAAGTTTGATTTGAGTCACCGAAGAGATAAGTGGATGAGCATCCATGACGGATATGATTTGTAACGTCTTTTCTTTATTAGTAGGATACTTGGAAATATCCACAAATCCAGCATCTTTTATAAGTGTTCCGTCATAGAATGCCCAGCCGCAGCACGAGGTCGACGCATCATAGCCTAAAATCATAATTTTGTTACATTATTTTCGACAATAAAAAACCCTCTATTGCCGTTTGAAATACATAGGGCAATAGAGGGTGTTTATGAATTATTTTATTTATCCGTGGTATTTTGTCGTATCCAGACCATGAATATATCGAGATAATGAGCTATTTCCGGCTTGGACATCTTTCAGTTGTGATACTTGTGGCATCATTTTGACTTGAAATCCATCGGGGTTCTGAAATGTCATACCATTTTGGCTAGCAGCATCAATGACCTCGCCTGCCGGTGGCGTACTACCGGGGCTTCCCAAAACATTTTTGACATTGAATGCTTCACCAGCAGGCTGGGAGGCGTAACGCTGGTCAAGCGTAGTTGTTAGAGATGGGCGACTGAATGGTGTTGGCATAAGTTATAGTTTGTTATAGATATAAATATTAACTAAGAGTCGGAATATTCTAAAATTCTCGGAGATTTGTCGTCGCCGTTCTTCCAAACTTACAAAAATCTAAACTCATATTTTTAAAGTATAAGTAAATTTTCCGTTAGATTCCTTTTTCAACGATGGACTATGCTTGTTCGACTCCGAACAAACAGGACTTCCATCTCCAAAGGCGTTAATTTTCGAGGAACTCTCGATATATAAATTCTTCAAATTGATTGAGGCGTTTAAGTCTCTGTCAATTTCATTCTTACAAATTTCACATTTAAAGGTTCTGTCTCCCAATGTCAAATTTTCATTCTTCCAACCGCACTTACAACAAGTCTTCGATGAAGGATAAAACGTATCTGCAAATTGAACTTCTCTACCATACCACTTTGCCTTGTATTCCAATTGTCTCCTAAACTCAAACATTCCAACATCACCAATTGCTCTTGCCAAACAATGATTTTTCATCATATTTGATACTTTAAGATTTTCTAACACAATCCCTTGGTTCTCGGAAATTATCTTAGTTGTTGCTTTGTGTAAAGTATCTTTTCTAATATTAGCAATTCTATGGTGTAATCTTGCTAACTTTTTCTTTGATTTCTTATAATTATTACTACCTTTCTTTTTTCTTGATAATTGTCTCTGCTTTCTTTTTAACTTCTTTAAATTCTTAGATAATGCTTTTGGATTTTCAAACGTAGTTCCATCCGAACAAGTTGCCAATGTTTTGATACCTAAATCAACCCCGATTATATTATTTAATTTAGGAAGAATTTTTATCTCATTTTCGATAAGACATGACATAAACCATTTACCAGATTTACTTGTAATTGTCACTGATTTTATATCAGCATCCAATAGAATGTAACCAGATTCCTTTAATTTAATTTTACCGATTCTTGGTAATTTAATATGGTTATCATCTACCAACCAAATAGAACCATCTAACTTAAACGATTGAATCTCATTCTTCTTTGACTTAAACTTTGGAAATCCTTTCTTTCCTTTTGTCTTCTTCTTGCATTTACTAAAGAAGTTCTGGAATGCCCTGTCACAATTAATAAGTCCTGACTGGAAAGCGGTTTTCGAGCAATCGTAAGCCCAAGGTAACTCATCAGTTCCTTTGATTTTATTTAATTCTCTGTGAAGTTCGATATTATTAGGAATCTTTGTTTTTTTATCAAATGCTTCTTTTTTCTTTACAAGGGCATAGTTGAATGCGAACCTACTTGCTCCAAAATGCTTTCGGAACATTGTCATTTGACACTTGTTCGGGTCTAATTCAACCTTGTAGCCTTTAAGAAATTTAGGCATTGGCTTCTTCCTTTTCTTTTTTCTTGCGATTTTGGCTAGACCTACGACCATAAATTTTCGCACTAAATGAAGCCATCAACGATAGAATATCTTCGACGAGTTCTTGTTCGTAGCCTTTTCCAAGAATCTCTTCCACTAATTCAATCTTAATTCCATACGATTTAAAATAAGAAACCAAATAATTGAAACAAAATCTTGACAATCTATCTTTATGTTCCACTAAAACAATATCAATTGATTTCGACTCCACCAACTCAAAAAGTTTTTGAAGTTTCTTTCTACTATCGTTCATTCCAGAACCAACCTCATCAAAAACAGAAATAATCGAGTAATTACGTTTTAGTGCCTCAGTCGTCATACGCCCTACTTGACGCTCCAAATCCCCTTTTTGTTTCTGTTCATGGGAACTGACCCGACAATAAATTGCCACTCGATTTGTCCCAACTTTGGTTACTGGTTCAATGTAAGTTCCTGCGAATTTCTCTATATCAATTCTCTTATATCTACGATGTCCACCATCAGTATAAGTTGGGGATAGTTTCCCATCACGTTCATAGTTTCGTAACGTTTCATCGGAAACTCCAAGAATCTCAGCAGCTTCTTTAATTGATAGAATTGGTTTATTCATTCAATCAACCCCTTTTGTTGGAACAACCTAAACCATTCGTCATAAATACGTTGAAACTCTTCGATTGTAGGAACGTCATCCAATTCAAAGGGAATCGGATAAACATCTCCGTCATCGGTTTCAAATTCAGTTTTGGTGACTCTAGTTATCATTTTTGGTTTTGTCTTCATATATAAATACACCTGAAAAAGTCAAAAGCATGAAATATCTTTAACTTTCTTTAGATATTTTAACATTTACGTCAACTGTTGGCAACCCTTAGTACGATTATTTGTGTAATGAAATTTAGAATAGTCATAATAATTATTATGTATCAACATCGCACGCCGAATGAATTCTCCGGTGGTTGATTTCTTAGTTGATGTTTTCACGTGTAATCTTTTCTCGCAACGTATTCTCCACCCACTTATAAATTTTTATACCATTTTTCTCGCAGTGTGCTTTTATCACCGCATGAAGTTTCTCATCAATCCGCAATGTTCGTAAATGTTTTTCTTTTCTCATATACGATAACTATAATAGAAATGCACTAAAATGCAACTTATTTTATAATTAAAACCCGCACGATAAGATGCCAAGGTTGAATGGGGTCAGAAATCTATTTTTAAAACCATGTTAATTGGCAACTCAGGTGTGATCTTAATGGGACTTCCAAGCTTTCCCAATGCGACTAATTGCAATCCATCATATAATCCAATGGTTGTGCAATAGGGAGCTAAGAATGATCCGGTTTTATCAAGCACCGTCAAGCGTTCATAGTCCGCAAAATCACTTTTAATTAATGGCATTGAAAACTTCCCGCTCAATCCATTAAGATAATCGGTTACATCACTAAATAATCGACGATTACATGCTGGGGTAATATATGTGATATAATTTTCCTGTGTTAAGCGATTCGTAAAATATTTCCACAAAATATTCATATCTCGAACATCAATCCGATTATCTTGATTAAGATCGAAGTTACTTTGCATGGCTGTATTTACGGTCTCCCACGTCAGTAAACTCTGAGATAGAAGATTTGAGGTTGTGCTCGTATTGGTATTGGCTTGATACCAATTCAACAGGCTTATTTCATCCGCAGATTTAACGATAGAGGAACTCCAATCGGTTGACATGGGAAGGCCGAGAATAGCTGTATTTTTGTATTGCATGTACCGAAGAATAATGTCCGCATCTTGAAAATCAAATTGTCCATTTCCGTTGATATCAAACGCAGCAATATTCTCAGTAATGGCAGTTGGATTGGTACTAACATTGAACTCTCCCGGGTCAACCGAGCAAATAATTTGTTTTTCGTAAATCGTATGTTCACTTTTAAATTCCACGTTGTATTCATAATTATACGTGTTGATTGGATTAGAGAATAGATTATCGAATACTGATCCCGATGTCATAACAACGATTTTACCATTCCGATAAAATACATTTCCAACGTAGAATTGATTTCGAAGATTATTCCAATTATAAATGTAAGATTTTCCCATAATATCATCCAAATTTACACCGGAACTTTGAGTGGTTTCAATATTAATATATCGATTGGTATCCGAGATCGGCATAGGAGACCCCACAACCATGGAATAATCTGCTACTGCAACATCAAACCCAAACTCACGATATGGACTTAGAAATTTTTTCTTTTTTTGATATACATTCGTAATTTCCCACGCCCCCGATCCAGTATTTTTCTGAATCAGAAGCGTTTGTCCATTGACTAATGCAGTCTTATCGGATTCACAATAAAGTAATTGGGTTAGTGTGTTTTCAATTTTACATGAAGTTAAATTGGTTACGTCTATTTTCGGAACTCCTGATACTGCATTATAACCAAACATATCTACTGCCCAACCCATTCGATTGTTATCTATGGTCTTAGGATTGCCATACGTCTTTAAAACCTGCATCCACCCCGATCCCGTGATACATCGTTCAAATATATATGTTGATCCCTGCTGATATAATGTTGATCCATTATATTCATTAAACATGCGATCATATGGCTCTCCCACAATAACCGCGTCACCATAACATCCAACCGATTGTCCAAACCCATTGAAAACATTCATCACGAGGTTATTCGACGGTGGATAATACTCAGGATTGAAGATCATGGGAGACACCGACATGTCCGGGGAAAAGACATGTGTTTGTGTCCATGAATTATTAATATACTCGAAGTAATAAGCCAATGATCCGATAGGACCGCTACCAACTACGAGACTATTACTATGAAGGCCATCAGATTTATTCAGTTTCAAACTAAGTCCAAATTCGGCTCCCGGAATAGGATTGGTAGGTTGAATTATTTGACTCAATGACCACGAATAATTATTACCTATGGTTTGATTCCGATACATGTAAACCAATCCATTAGACCCGCTATGATACGGAGCACCGACCGCAATCCAATCATTATTTATGGAAATAGACTGTCCGAATGAACCTATAACTCCTACGCCAGTTGTAAAATCGGGATCGGCAATTGTAAATGCTGCCGCACTTGCACTGCCAGCAGTCCATGCCAATCGTGCCAAATCATACACTTCGGCCATTGCCCACGATTCGGTGATAAAACTCGAAGATGTTTGTGTGATTTCAGTAAGATACGGGGTTCCAACCACGAGATATGTGTTGTACATATCAAGGGCCGCTCCATATCCATTTTGAATAGATGCCGTATAAAGGTCTTTATCTATGCAAATGTTATAGTCTGGATAATTAACTAATCCTGAATCTTCGGCTCCAAGGGGAGTAGCCGCGTCATATGAATTGTTTGCTTCGGTTGTCAGTCTGACATCCATCTCTTTCCAAAGTTGATACAGAGTGCCGACATAATCATGTTCGTCCTTTGACTTATTATAAAGAAACACATCTACCGACCCCGTATGAAAACTTCCAGTTGTTGGATCATATGGCAAAAAATCTGGATTGGCAACTGCAACATAATTACCCGCCGTGCTCACAGCATAACCATAATTTTCATTTTTTACTGAAACATACATAATATTATTGGATGATCCGATTCCACGTCCATCTCCATCCCAATGTCAACGTTTGAAGATTTGTCTTGGTCTGAGGTTGGTTAAATAAAAATACCATAATCTGTCCACCGGAATTGTATGGATAATAACCGGCAATCTGTCCAAATCCTATGCTATAAATTTGGGATGACACTGCTTGATACATACTCAGTGTACCGTATTTTACTGTCGTATAAGTCCCGGAAACATATGGAGTAGATGTCGTGGTATTGGAAACAGCATAATCTCCGAGTCGGTTAACTCCCATATTAACTCCCGCAGAACCGGTGTATAATGGTGTATTAACCGTTGATGCAAATACAAAGAAATTATATGAATATAAGCCGGTGGGATCAAGCCCCGCCAGACCACTTGAGTTTCCATCTGTTTGAACCATCGACGGGAGAAAATTCTGTAAACATTCAACTCCGGATGTATCCGTCGCCGGAGATACGGGCCATCCTACTATGCTGGCAGTTTTATAAACTGGCGAGAATGGTCCATAGGATGTAAATAAATCATAGGTCATTCTCAATGATTGTTGAGGGGCCAAATTAACAGATTGAGGAAGTACAATTCGACTAAAAAGTCCTCCATTCGGTATTCCATTCCAACTACATCCAACTTCCGTATAGGATTGAGACGCTGTTTCGGCTGGAAAATCATACGTTCTTCGCATTGTTGTAGTACTTCCACTGACAACAGTCCCACAATTCCATCCTAGTACACTACTTGATCCTACAAGATAAGTCGAGGAACGAATATATTCTCCTTGTAATCCCGCCTGTGAAGTTTTCCAAACGGTAAATGTTTTGGGTGTTGTATAATTAAGTGAAGTCCCAGTGATATACAATAGACTTCCGCTAACCCAGACAACCATAGACTGACTCATGTCTTGGTCAACAATTAAATCTCCAATATCAACACTAGAGGTATAAGATGACGTTCCATTAGTCCATACCGATTGGGTAAATGATAGTAATCCCGTATGGTTGGATAATCCAATATAAGCCCCGGATTGAGTTATTGTAGATGTGCCACTCGCAATATAATTGGGTCTTGAACCAGTTCCTACTACCCCATATGACGAGAGTACTCCAATTGAAGGTCCAGCAAGATTCCCTAATATATCCATTCCATTATTTAAAATGAGATTCGGATGCCACCCATAATCAGATACAATTTCATGTGACACTGCATCTATTACTTGAAGCCGATATTGGCCCTTGAATCCAATGTTAATTCCTCCGTCGTAATTCATATTCATAATCTTATCCTAATATTCTGCTCCAAGCGTGTCGAAACGTAAGCGAAAGAATTTGTGTATTTATTAATGATGGTGGTTGATTGAAGACAAAACAAAATGCTTGATTCAAATTATTGGCTGGATTTGCGGTTACACCAAATCCAATGCTTCCGACCGAAAGACTGGTTCCGGTCGGGGTATTTCCCGTTCGATCACAATAATAATTTCCATTGGCATAGGCCGCTTTACTCATTTGACCACTTACGACGCAGACGGAAGAACGGTCAACCGCACTCCCAACAGAGACCGGTAAGGACGAATTGGCGGAAGCAAAGATAGAGGCATAATATCCACTTGGATTGATAAAATATGGGTCAAGCACTGCGGTTGAATTTTGAGAGTTACCATTTATATCAATATATGAACAGAGGACATTTTGTATAGATTGACTTCCATTAGTATTGGTCCACCCCCCGATGGATACATTTCCTGCACTTGAGGATGCCGGGGTATATACTACAGTTAATTGATATGTAATTCTCAAATAAAATCCAGCATATACGGTAATTGGTGAAGGCAAAAGAATCCGACTAAATACATTGCCCGGACCAGTGGACCATCCTACACCCACTTCATTGTAAAATTGATCGGTAGCAAGAACTGGGAAATTATAGCTTCTTAAATGAACGGCTGTACTCCCGATAAAAGTAGTGCCACAAGCCCCGGCCCCCGGTTGATAAGTATTTGAACGGGAAACCTCAGATTCCAATCCCGTCTGCGTACTTTTATAAATGGCAAATGGTTGTGCTCCAAAGGTATAGGATGGCGTTACGGTCAGGTTAACTCCATTAGAATTGACATCAGTGACGGTAAGTTGTTGTCCAAGTGAACATGAAATCATGTCCCCGACTTGAACCATGGTTGGATATACATCAAATGATGAGGTAAAATTTGTAATTAACCCGCTTGTATTGCACAATAAAACTGTATTTCCCGATTGAGAAATTTGAGACAATCCACTATATTGGTTATTCGGACGAGTACCAGTGCCGCAAACACCATACGTCATTTGGTCGACGACGGACATATTATACAAATTATCCATTCCCGCGTTAAGCACGAGATTGCTTCCGGAATATTGCCATTGGACTTCGTCCGTCTCAGCATTAACGACACCAATCTTATAGTGACCTTGAAGTGTTTGTGTGATTCCTTGGGTATTTTTCATAATTCTATTCTATACATATTTTCATAATACGCTTCCCATCAATAAGCTTACACCGAATGTTGTGGTTGTATCATTATTTTCAGTCGAATATATTGGATTGACAACCGTCGTTGTGTATCCATTCTCAAATCCTATATTGTAAGAACTGGTCTCAGGAAACCCGACCAAAGTTGTACTCGCGGTTATTGGGATTACAACATCGGAAATATAACCATTTTCAAAGCCTATATTATAAGAACTGGTCTCGTATCCACCATAAATTGGAGTAATAACATTAACAATATAACCATTTTCAAATCCAATCGAAGTGGACGCGGTGTCATTACAATTTTGAGTTGAAATGACAGTGTTAGTTAAAGACCCCGTGAGAAAGGATACTCCGAATATTGGGGCAGTATCATCTTTATATGGAATTCCGGTATCTTGACTGTTTCCATACAAAATAGATGCGTTCTGATAAATAGATTCACTTTGAAAAGTTGGTATAACATTATCGAGAACTGTAAGTGGAGCGACACTGCTTGTTGTTGTCACTCCATTTGACACGGATACCCAATACGTACCATCCTCATTAAATTCCAAGCTATTGATCTGGAGGGATGATGTATTTCCATTGATTAGATAACTTCCGGTTATATGTCCACTATCTATTAACGGTGTACTTCCTGAATACCATTGATAAGTCAATGGAAGCAACCCACCATATGCCATGATATTAAATGATGCGGTAAAGAAATTTTGGTCAGACAACTCAAAAAAAATGTCAAAATCCGTTTTGTAATTAGTTTGTGATGTGGGCTGAGATAAAATAACTGGTGGGAGAATAATAAGATTAGCGGCAGAACTCGTGCAACTGAATCCTTTTGGGTGTGATATTTCTACAAGATATGACCCCGAATTTTGAATACTTGCGGTATTAATGTATAAGACTGGGCTTCGACTACCAGTAATATGTCCTCCATCAGAAAGTGGTATATAATTTGATGCGAACTTCCCCAAATACCATTGAAATTCTAATGGTTGGTATAAGCTACTTGCACTAACACTAAAACTGACATTAAACCCGGGTTCAGTATAAACGCTTAATGGTTTTGTTACATATATAAACTCACTGAACATTGAATCAAGGGGGATTGCCGGAGAGATAGAACTTGGCATTGGGACAATTGGAACTTTATGCCATTTTCCTTGCCCCCAAATGCAAAAATATTCGGCATTAAATGCAATCATTCCCCAACATCCATATGTGTCGGTGTTACTTGGAAATGTAGATAACTTTGTATTTTGAATGTTTATGGTCGGGACCTTCCCTCGAATTGGAAGGTGTGGTTTTATGACAAATATCGGAAGTCGTAACCACTCAGAATTAACTACGATATAAAAATATTCATTATCACAATAGATGTCCCCGTTATTCGAAGGGGCTGGGAACGAGAATCCTAAATTGCATGTTTGAATCAATGGAAATCGCCGCCATCCATTATAATTAACATAAAAATACTGCTCATCAAACGCTATGTTTCCACCGGAAGCCAAAAATCCAGAAGGCACTTTCGTTACTGATGGTGGTATAGAATGAGTAGCCATGGGTCACGAAGCCTCGCTATAATGTGGACAATCCAGACTGCTTGTCCCGGGGAAAATTTGCTGTGGATTGGAGCCGGATGGATAACTTCGGATTTCCTGAACCTTGGAAAATAAATTGTAACCAGCAATAAGATTTTGATCGCCATCGTCAAATATAGTTACATTATCATCTAGGAGATCATCATAAATCTGGACGCTTTGCGGATGTATTTTATCTCCCATCTGAAGTGGGGGGATCGAAAATATTCTAAATTGATTCGAAATATTCCGGTGTGTATTACTTAATGGAAAGTCAATATTTTCAATTCCGAAGATTTCAACTGGATTTTGATATGTGTTATAAAATGTATTTTGAATTGTTCGATAAACGAGGCTTTTATACGTCCCATCAAAATTGCGGGGGTCCGATGCACTATTAAATGCCCTTGATCCAGTTATACCTTCTTGACAATTTAAACTGTCATTGGCTTGTTGTTCCAGTGCAATATTGCAAGTACAATTGAGAGTTGGAAAGCCATCATTGTAATCAATATATTCGAGGGCAAGACAATTCTCACCATCCTCCAGCAAAATACAATCATTATTCTCAGTATTAGATGCCGCGTGGGCCTTGACCGCAATAAACGGTGAATTCAGGATGTTCTGAGGATTTATGTGTTTTATCATTGGTATTATTATCCTCCGGGCAGTTCGGGATGAGCTTTTTGTAATGGAGCATTTGCATCATATTTTTGAACGACATATCCCAATACTTTTCCATTAGCATCCACATTCGTTCCAATAACCCATCCATGTTTTCTCAAAAATGGATTGAGTATAGTTTTAAACCATATTCTATGGTGAATAATTTCACCTGTCAGTGGGTCTCTGACTACATGTCCAAGCAACCATTGCTGGAAAGTTTCTTTTTCGGATTTGTTTAATGGTGTTAGCCAATTACTCATATTACTCTATAAATATCCTCAAACAATGTATTTAAGAACAATAGATGGGTCTTGAGCAACATGGTCAAGACGATATTTGATTATGAACTCTTAATCAAAAATCCAATCTTACGCGAATATTCAGTTCATTTGAAAAATCTTTAACCACGGGTCTGCTCAATTTGGCAACGGCTACGAGATTATTACTGTTATCATATAATCCAACGGTCGTAATATAAGTCTTTGGATCGGTAATAAAATCCGAATTGTATATTTGCCCTTCCGAATGTTTCCCATCGGTTCCGTCATATACATAAGTGGGATTGTTGCTATAATTAAAATCGCGGTTCTTAATACGCACGAAATAATGCGTTGAAGGAACATATTCGGATTTCCGAACATTCATGAACTGACCACCGGCGGTGTTCATTGACTGAAACAATGTCATGTGATTGTATGTATATTGTGTATCACTTGACCCCGAATTATATGGCCACGAGCCATTCGTTGATGGGCTGCCCGTTAATGGGCCACCTGTTCCCGGACCCGACCCAGTAATACAATTAATGCCCAACATTTGAGCCATCAATGCCGCATTTAAAACAACAATTCCCGATTGCGGATAGAATAATCCAAGTCCGGCATAAGTTGGACTCGCCGGAGGATTATCAAGATTTCCTAATATAATTTGATAGGAGGATTGATTTTGTTGAGTATAAATAGAATCATCGATCACTGTGAAAATTCCATTGGAACCACTGAAATTAAGTTGAAGCAATCCTTCATCCACACGATCTTTCATTTTATATGCAGAAAAATTAATGACCCAAATATCTGATGCTTGGACAGTGGTACTACTACTAATCATTGAAAACATTCCATTGGTCATGGCACTTACATCAGAATCAGCCAACAAAACATTCTTATACTGTGAGTAAATAGCTTTAGTTGGAGATGCATCAATACTTGCCGATTCGGTGGAAAACGACCCGCTGCCTAAATTTCCATAAAAATTTCCATACGTAATAGAAAAATATGGGTCGTAATTAACGTATGTTGCTTGATCTGGAAACACATTCAGATAATACATCGTATATCGAACGTCATAATATGATGTTCCATATGATGGTGTACCGACTGATCCGGTCAGTCGCCAAAAATCAGTGCAGAGGTTGCCTTGGTCCAAATTTGGAGACCCGTCGGGCCAAAACCCACTGGCGACCCGAGTAACACGTCCCGTTACAATGTCTTGGTTGGGATCAAATGTATTAAATATCATATTCTTATTGTCTTTCGTTTAAGCCTATACAAAATGAAGCGTTCGCCATAGGAAATCCGGCAATCGAATTTTCGATTGAATAATCTTTACAAAAATCTGTATTTCCGGTTAAATCCACTTCAATCAAGGCTCTTATTGCTGCTTTTTCGGCAATATCCATAGGTGTGTTGTTTCCATATAACAATGCAGTAAATTCACTCATAAATTAAGAATTAGTTGAAGAAGGAACGGTTACTGTCACTTCAATACTCGTGCTCCCTCCCGATTCATTTCCAATGATGGTGAGGTTAGTAGTAGTTGTTTGGCTCAATCCACTATTTGGAACAAATCGGAAACTATTTCCAACAACTACTTGAGCACTGGCGATGTTGATGTCTCCGGTAAAGGTCGGCACGGTGTTCGAGACAGAATTTACAGCATTAGTTTGTTGAACGATCAAAATTCCCACATTTTTATTTCCGAGAATAGCGGTATAACCAGCCTGCAAATTATAAGCCGGGTTGGTCGAAGGATTAATGACGATGTCTCCGGTATAAGTCGATGTGATCAAAATCTTGTCTTGTGAAATACTAATAACCGGAATTGAAGTGACACCTTGATTGAGGGTGACGAGTTTATACTTCATTACTTGTGTTTCGTCCGTCAATGGTTCAAAAATAGGAGTATTGCGAAGAGCAATATCATAAAATGCACTCCCGTTTGGATTGTTGGAATTGTAAAGAGTGTAGTCAATCTCATCGTCGGCTAACGCAAACGACGTGATATTTAAGTTGCCATTTTGGGCCAGAAGTTGGCGACCCTTCTGGGTCAAAATTGCATCCACTGTCACACTTTGGTTGTCGATATATGCCATAAGTTATTATACTCCGATACGTTGTAAAAGTTTCTGCATAGAAGATGGAGTTATTCCATACTTAAATGCTAACTGTCGTTTGTTTATACTACCTGATAAATACAATCCACGAATGGTTTCGTATTCTTCTTTCGGAACTTTGTTTTTATGATAGCGTCCCTCCAGAACTGCTGTTTGAACTCCATCACTTATATTTTTTCGTTCTTCTTCCGTAAAAATTCGTTGTTTTTTTATTTTACTCAGACTTATATTTTGACATCTTTGCATAGACCATGTTTGATTTTTAGAGGCTTCTGAGATTTTTTTCTTGGCTTCTTCCGTATGATTAAAATGTGTCCCA